TATAGTTTTGGTATATTTACCTTATGGAACAAATAGAACCCCTTAAAACGAAGATATGTAAAGTTTGTCTTATTGAAAAAACAATTAAGAACTTTAACAAGAATAGTTCCTTTGCTAATGGTTATGAGAGCAGATGTAAGAGCTGTAAGAAAGATGGTAAATTGATTGTATTTGAGAACTCTGGCAAGTGGTCTAAAAAGAACCAAAAGATAAAAAGAAGTAATTATATGATGAGATTTACAAATCCTTTGAAGAGAGATTATGTTGAATCATTTATCTTTTTGAGAGCTATGGGTTATTCGTTGGATCAAGATATTCATATTCAATTCTGTAAGAAGTATGGACTAACTCCTAATAATCCAAAACAAACATTCCAAAATTATTATACACAAAAAGATTGTGATCTAGTTTGATTTTTTCAATAAATCGTTATATTTATATTATACCACACCGAGCAAAGACATATTCAATATCTTAAACTGATATATTCTTAAATTGGAGAACAAGCTTGGTGTGGTAATCAAATGTTCTCCTTTTTTTTTATCTATCAGTTTTTTTTATTTAACAGGTCTTAAAATGGTTTTAACCTGATTCCATACAACGATGGAATAAATGAAAGATTACTGTTCTTTACAAAAAGCAATTCTTATTTAATAGGTTGGGAACTAACAAACCCAATTGAAGGTCGTAAGAATTGAAATACCACATTAGTTCAATAGTGTATGCTCTGTGATAAACCACAACATACGACAAAGAAAATAATACAGAACAAATGTGCCTTTGGATATGAGGAGTTGTAGTAGGGCTATGATACTGTGAGTTGATTATTAAAACAGTTGAATATAAAGAGAGTTGTTCGTTGATTGTTGAAGGAGTACCACCTTCGGTGAGAAACAGGGTAGATTCTTTGGATATAGGAACCCCTATGTATAATACTTAATAAAAATAGAAATATGAAACAATACCTAACAGCACAAGAAATAGCAAGAAACAAAAGAGTAAAAGAGTTGATGGCTAATAGAACAGAGGAGAAAAAACAACAACCAGATAAACTTACACAAGATGAAATGTTTGATCTCAAAGGATATATTCGTAAAGGATATTCAAGAGGGGAAGCAGTTGCTTTAATCCTTGAAACAAGAAACAATCAAAACAAGGGGGGGTTGAATCAACTTAACAAGGGGGGGTTAAAATAATAAAACAACCAATATGGTACTATCATACCAATTACTGATCTTATATTGTTTATTTGTTTTATTTGTTAGAAAAAGGAGAGATAATTGATTTTTTTGTTTTTTTAGATATTTATTAGTATGAAGTCAAAAGCACATAAGATTTTAGATTGTAAGTTGATTAAGGTTGAGAAACTTTATAATCAAGTAAAACCTAATAAGTTGTTCTATAATCTTATTCTTGAAGGAATGGACGAACCATTACTAATTGAGACAGAAGAACCAATACAGCCAGATCTAATAGGTCAAAACATAAAATACAAACTCAACGAATCAAATGAAGTAAGTGAGTTTGAGTTTATCTAAAAATTATAGAGGGGGGGTTCAACAATTCTAATTGTGCTCTCGTTATCCATTATTCTATTCCTCCCCTCTTTTTTTTTCATTATGGAACAAAAATCACTAATACCATTATTGGCAGATGTTGTGAGAGACAATCCCACATTCAAGTTTCCTGTTGAAATTATTGTTAAGGAACTAACATCTATGTTCCTTGAACCATTAGAGTTCGATTATTTTGCAATCCAAAGTTATAGAAAACTAAAAAGGGAGTATGGTGATACTATCGCTCATATATTCCTAACTACATTAGAGATCAAGTTGAGTATCAAGGAGAGGGACATTTATTCCTTATCAGCACAGGAGTACCAAACCGAAATTGAGAACTTTATATCTAGTTTGGAGAATCTATACATCACAAAAATAGATAAGAAATCAAGTGATGGTGAGATGATGTCCGCTATGTCCTAATATTTTTTTGCTTTTTTTTGTTGTAGTCCTTGTTTTTTGTCTTGGTTGTGTTATATTTATACTTATAAAACAATTAGAAATGAAAAACTTACTTATCAGCGGAAACACTTTACAGGAATGGGATGTAGAACAGATCCTAACCAATAAGGTTAAATCAAAAAACCAACTCATTACAGAGATGGTACAATACGAATACGACAATACCATAGGCCCGTATTGTGATGGACTAACATATCTTGAAATAGAACAACTAAACAACTTATATCCAATAAAATAAAACAAATGGGAGCACTAAAAGAATACCACACAGAATATCTATCAGCAGAGGACTTTGACCTTATGTTTGATGATGAGTACGAACTATGGTTAGAGAATCATAAAGTAGAAAAAGAAGAATACGAACAAGCCATCGGTGATGGACTAAACCAAAACTATTGTAATTAAAATGAGTAATCAAGAAATATGGAGACAAATACCGATGTTTCCAACATACGCAGCATCCAATCTCGGTAGGATCAAAAACATAAAGAGAGATGCCATTATGGCACAGAGTGATATTGATAACAGACAATACCAAAAGGTATGTATCTCTTACAAGAATAAACCTTACACAAAGAAGGTAGCAAGATTGGTGTGGGCAGCATTCAACGATTGTGATTGTCCTGATACAATAGATCATATAGACGGAAATGTTCTTAACAACAATATTGAAAACTTAAATTGTATCTCCAATCGTCTAAATAATATGAGAAGAACTACTTATAGTAAGACAATAAACAAATACAACCTTGACGACGATAAGAGAAAAGAAATACTTACCAAGAGATTAAATGGTGTATCAGTATGGAAATTATCTTATGAATACAATATACCCACAAACTATCTTTACACAACATTCAAAAGAGGTAGTTGGAAACACTTATGTTGGAACAACGATACAGAGAATACAGGGAACTTGCAAAGCGAATAACCAAAGGTGATGAAAGACATATAGATCTATTACACGATGTTCTTATTCAACTTGAAACAAATGAGAATTGGAATAACCTGAAAACAAAACAAGAACAAATGTATTTTCTAACCAGAACCATCACCAATCAGTACTACTCCAATAACTCAAAGTTCCAAAAGACATACAGAAAGTTTAGTGGTGAGTTAAATGATATTCCTGATAGACCAGATGTCCCATACCAAGACAAACCAAGTATTGAATGGATCAACACCACACTTGAAAAAGAACTCCACCATAACCCTAAAAATTGGTATAATGTGGGTTTATTCAAGATGTATATGGAACATAAGAAGATAGAACCAATACATAAACAAACACGAATACCAAGATACTCAATTAGAAATACAATAAGAGATATGAAGGTATGGATTAAATCAAAATGGATACAAGAATGGGAAAAGTAAAATTAGATGTAAATGATGTTATACTCATCAAAGATCTATGTGAGAATACCATTCTATTTGATAGGGAAATCGCAGAGATGTTCGGGGTATCAAGAAAACATATAAACTCAATAAGAAATGGAAAACGCTGGAATTATGAATACGGAAAAGACACAGACAACGCAAACAGAAGAGCAATCGAACGAGCAGTTATTCTTCACAGATAAAGAAAGAGATTGTGAGGAGTGTGATAAAGAGAAAGAGGTACAACTATCATTTGGATTATCAACAAGAGAAGAGTGGGATAAAGTAATGATCCTCATAAAGAAGTATGGACTATCAAGACAAGAAATGGATTACATATACGGATTCTACAACAGAGAACTTAAACAAAAGAAATCTCCTGGTTGTGGTAAATGCTTCTATAACATCTGTAAAAACCTTGAAAAAAGATATTCTACCCTAATAAATGAGGAGAATAGGTAATAAAATCAGGTTAAATCCGTCAAAAAGTCAGGTCAAATAAGACATCGTTTGTTTCTTTTTCTGCATATAAATTGGGGTAGTTGTAATTTTTTTACTTCTACCCCATATTTATTTATAGGATATTGGAGTTATTTTTTATTTATTAAACATTATTTAATACCCTAACTAATAAAACACAAATGAAGCAATTTAGAAACACAAACTACTACATCACTAAAGATGGGCAAGTTTTTAACAAGAGAACCAAAGGATACAGACAAGTTATTCTTGGGATAGGTAGAGATGGATATAATAAGGTTGGTTTATTCTATAAAGGAGTAAGAACATTTTATAGAGTTCATAGATTAGTTGCGGAATGTTATTTATCAAACCCAAATGAGTATCCACAGGTAAATCACATCAACGGAATAAAAACTGATAATAGATTGGAAAACCTTGAATGGGCATCACAAAGTGAGAATATAAATCACGGATATAAAAATGGTCTTATACCATCAGGTGAGAAATCACATATGAGTAAATTAAAAAAAGTAGATATAGATTTCATAAGGGAAAATTATGAATACAAATCTAAAACATACAATAGTAAAACTTTAGGTAAGATGTTTGGTGTAGGCTACGCACAAATCTTGAGAATTGTAAAAAATAAACTTTGGAAATATAAAAACGAAACATTATGCCAAGAGCAAAAGTGAGGGGTGGCAGAAAACAACACAACAAAAGGATCAAAGCAAGGAACGAAAAGATGAAGGGAAAGGAATGGGAGTTCGAGATGTTAAAAAAGAAGATCTACGAAGAAGCCAAGGCTCGTTATGAAGAAGAGCAGAATAAACCAACAGAATTAAAAATAACAACAAATGACGGACATAATAATTCCTGATGATGAACTACCTATTGAACCATTAGCACCAAGACCAGCAGGAAGACCAAAGGGTTCATTCGCAAAGAGAATGACCGATGTTGAGAAGAGAACATTTATCAATAATGCAGCAAGGGAGATACTTGAAAACCACCTATCCTATAATGAGTTTGTGAAATGGGCTCGTGATACATCGAATCTATCAAAATCACAAGCAAACGAATATTGGGGAAAGGTATGGGTACTATTAAAGAAGAAGTTTGAATTGGAGAAAGACAAACTAATCCTGAAACACACACAGAAGTATTGGGACATATACGAACACGCACTAATGTCTAATGACTTTACCAACGCAAGACAATCACTAAATGACTTGGCTAAACTACAGGGTCTAAATGAACCTGATAAAGTCCATATAACAGGGACATCAATTAAACTAAACTTTGGAGCACCTGATGACTCACAGTAAAGGGATAAGTTGGTTTGATGATTGTAGAATACCATTTGTGGATGAGGGGGATAAAAGTATTGGTATAATTACAAAAGAAAAACAAAACATATTTGGAAATGGGCAAGGTTTTATTAGAGGGGAATATCAAATAAATACACAAGGTAGGTTTCCAGCAAATCTATTGGTATGTGATGATATGTTGTATGATGGTAGTGAATGTAAAAATAAAAATACGAAGAACAGATATTATCCTCCACAATACAAAGATACATCTGATGTTTATGGAAAATATACAGCTATGCCAGTTATTCAATATTCAGACAAAGGAACGAATAGCAGATACTACGATATAGATAAATGGTTTGATAAAATTATAAATTATGAATAACGAAACACAAATGTTCTGTGGGGATTCCGCAGAGGAACTATTAAAGATAAACGACAACTCGGTTGATATGTTATGTAGTGATCCCCCGTACGGATATTCCTTTATGGGTAAAGGTTGGGATAAAGTATTACCTGATACTCAAATATGGAGAGAGTGTTATAGAGTATTAAAGCCAGGTGCGTTCATAACCATTATGGCAGCACCAAGAACAGATGTATTATGGAGAATAAGTAGAGACCTCGAAGAAGCAGGATTTGATTTATCATTCAGCAATATTGAGTGGGTATATCATTCAGGGTTTCCAAAAGCCACAGACATCAGCAAGAGTATTGATAAGAGGTTAGGAGCAGAGAGAGAAGTGATTGGTAAAAAAGAAGGGGAGAGATATAAGTATGATTTTGATAGTCCATTTAGAGATGATGCACCTGGATTAGGTAGTGGTGATGCCTCAACTATAACAGCACCAGCAACAGATATAGCAAAGAAATACGAAGGTAGTAAGGCAGGTTTCCAACCAAAACCAGCAAGGGAAATAATCATCGTTGGAATGAAACCTTTTAGTGAGGGTTCTTATATTGATAAGGTATTAAACTTTGAGGCATTACCTGATAATATCAAGATGACCTATCCACTTATACAAACCCCCAAACCAGCAAAGAAGGAAAAGGACTTTGGATTGAGTGGGGAAGAAAAGATTGTAATGTTAGATGGTAAAGAAGGTAGAACAACTGGATTGAATACACCAGGTCATCAAAAACCATCAGTAAGGAAAAACTCTCACCCCACAGTTAAACCAATTAAATTGATGTCTTATTTGATTACCTTATTTACAAGACCTGGTGATTGGGTATTAGACCCTTTTGGTGGAAGTGGGACAACAGGATTAGCTTGTAAGTTATTAGACAGAAACCATATCTATATTGATTTTACACAGGAGTATTATGATATAGCAGAGGAGAGATTACAAGTATCAAAACAAGACCTTAAAAAGTTATTAAAAGAAAAGATATCAAATGGTCAGCAAGAGTTATTCTAAAGGTATAAGTTGGTTTGATGATTGTAGAATACCATTTGTTGATGAGGTGGGTATTAAAATATCTGGCGATAAAAAACATCTACAAAAATGGAAAGAAAAAGATGGTAGGGAAAAAAGAAATATTGATGAGATACAAAATACACCTTACATAAATACACAAGGTCGTTTCCCCGCTAATCTATTGGTATGTGATGATATGTTGAATGATGGGGTTATTAGTAAGAGTTCATTATTCAACAAAACTAATACACCTATTTTTGATACTAAAAATGGTTGGAATGATAATAACATATCTGGTTCAACAGGGGGTGGATTCAACGACAAAGGAACGAATAGCAGATACTACAACATAGATAAATGGTTTGATAATATAATAAGTGAATAAAGAAATAACAGTTCAGGGATTTACCCCCACCATAAAACAGAAGGAGATTATTGATGCTTGTTTATCAAAGAACATCAAGTATATCGTCGGTTGTTTTGGAAGACAGGCAGGTAAGTCCTTTACTGCGATGAACCTATTACTCAAGTGGGCTTTGGAGGATAATAACTCCGTGTCTATGTGGGTATCACCGGTTTATTCACAAGCAAAAAAAGTATTCACAGAACTTACCAACACAATAGCAGGTACAGGACTCACCAAGGCAATCAACAAAAGCGAACTAACCATCACCTTTATCAACGGGTCTGTAATCTATTTTAGATCAGGGGAAAGAGAAGATACATTAAGAGGTTATACATTAAACTATCTTGTGGTAGATGAAGCAGCATACATCAAAGACGAAGTATGGAACACAGTATTACGACCAACAGTATTGGTGAATGGTAAGAAGGTATTATTCATCTCAACACCAAAGGGACGGAATTGGTTTTACAATCTTGCGATGAGAGGTATGAGTGATGAATACCCCACATATAAAACATTCTATGCTACATCATTTGATACACCATTCATTACAGCAGAAGAGTTGGAAGAAGCAAAGTTGTCCCTACCTGAAACAATATACAAACAGGAGATACTCGCAGAGTTCATAGATGATGGTGGGGAAGTATTCGGTTCATTAAAGAACTGTTGTGTGTTAGATCATTACCCAAAAAAAGAAGATAATGATAGATATTATGCTGGGCTTGATATTGGTAGAGCAAATGACTATACTGTTCTAACAATATTAAATAGTAAAGGTGAGGTAGTTAGAATATTTAGGGACAGACAGAATAGTTGGAATGTAATAGTAAGTGAAATAGTAAAACATTTAAGAGAGTTCAACGCAAGAAGTATCATAGAGATAAATGGAATTGGAGACCCCATATTTGAGCAGATAAAAAAACAATACTCAAACATAGAACCATTTATCACCACAAACGATACGAAACAAAATATAATTGAAGAATTGATTTTATCTCTAAATGAAATGAAATTGAAACTACCATCACCAGAGTTAAATACAGACCTATACAAGGAACTATCTGTTTTTACCTATGAATATTCACCAAAGAGTAGAAGAGTTAAATATGGAAGTCCTACGGGGTTTCACGATGATATGGTAATAAGTTTAGCACTTGCTAATGAATGTCTCAAAAAGAAAATCAATTATGGTAAATATGTTGTTAAATAATTTTAGTTATGAGTAAAAAAAGAATAGTCGAAGTTGGGGAACAATTTAATAAGTTAAAAATTGTTTATGAAACAGACCCTTACCAACAACCAAGCGGACAGAAAAAAAGAGCCTTTGTTTGTAAGTGTGAATGTGGTAATGAACTCAAAGTAAGTTTAACCCATCTAATCACAAGTCATACTGTAAGTTGTGGATGCCACAAATACAATTTAATTAGACAAAATCAACCTCAAAGAAAACACGGACATACCACTAATACTGGTTATAGAAGTCCTGAATATATCTCTTGGAGATGTATGAAGGATAGATGTTTATATGAGACCTCACAAAATTACTCATCGTATGGTGGTCGTGGAATTAGTGTATGTGATAGATGGTTAAAATCATTTAATAACTTTTTAGAAGATATGGGAAATAGACCAAAAGGTTTTACCCTTGATAGAATAAATCCTGACGGAAATTATGAACCTAATAATTGTAGATGGGCAGATAAGAAAACACAAAGACATAACCAAAGAGTTATGGATAAAAAAAACAAAAAAGATATTTATTTATGATGAAGTTTAATTACAAAGGAAAAGAGTATAATGTAGAGGCTCCAACTGTGGAAATGTGGTCTAAACTAACACTATTACAGGAATGGACTGATGAGCGTGAGTTCTGTGTAAAGTTATTATCATTCATCACAGGACTTACCGAAGAAGAAATTGAGAATAGTGATTATATGGAGGTGGTTAAATTATCCACAGAAATATCCACTTTTCTTAATCAAGATGGGGATAAGTTCCATAACGAGTT